GGCACAATAACATCTTTCGACGTTATTGGTTATGATGGTATCCACTAGCTCGTCTCTGCGTCCGAAGAACAGAGATAGATCTCGTGGAACCCCGCGACATTGTCGCGCGTTTCGAGCTCGCACGTCTCAGTACGTGCGCCGCGCTCTTGCGGATTGGGGGTACATCTTCGGATGTCCCGCCCCCACCTTCCAACCCACCGGCGAGTGCCACGAAGTGGCCGCCTCGGTGAAGAAGCTTCTTGGGAATTGCCCGAGTGACGACCCTAAGGAAGTCATGGCCTGGCAGTCCATCAAGAAGGGATTACCGCCGTCTTGCGAGTGTATGACGGCGCCCTTGATGGCGAAGCTTGTTGAGGGTTTCGCGCGCCCCAAGCGCGATCTCCCCGCCGGTTACCTGCGATTCGTTCAACAACAGACCCTTCGTCTCTTCCCCAAGGGGTGGGACTTAGGCTACGAAGAACAGGTTCTGCTCACTTCTCCCCCCCTCTCTTCGACGATCGAGAATTCCCGTGCCAACGGCGGTTGCTTAGGAAGCGGAATTGACCACGACGCGTTTCTTAATGAAGCGTTAAGTGGTCCTTTCCGCCCCGAACGCGAGCGCCCGGAGGCAGAGCTTATTCTGGTCCAGTCCGCTGGCAAACCTCGTCCGTTGACGAAGTTTTCCGCCGACGAGTTGCTCCTTCGACCACTTCATAAGACGATTTACAATCACCTTAGTCGTAGTCGTTGGTTGGCTCGCGGAGACGTGACGGACGAGATGTTGCTCAAGGCCGGGTTCACCGATTCTGAGCACCTTACTTCCGGTGACTATGCTTCTGCGACCGACAATTTGTCGATCGAAGTTGCAGAGGTCATCGTGGGTGCCCTTCTCTCCACTTCTAGTGTTGTGCCTCCGTCTGTGTGTCAGCAGGCGGTCCGGATTTTGAGGCCATGGTTGTTCTACATGGTCTCGGAGTCACCCGGGTCGCCGCCTACTGAACGCATAGACGTTGGCGAGCCTCGCATCGGTCAGATGATGGGCTCTTACCTCTCGTTCCCTCTGCTCTGCTTGCAGAACAGGATGGCATTCCTTTGGTCCGCGAGGACCTTTGGTTTGTCATGGAGCGAGACGGTTCGAGTCCCTTGTCTGATCAACGGCGACGATATCCTTTTCCAATCGGAGAAGGCTCTGTCGCAACATTGGATGGGGGTTGTCGGCGGGCTTGGTCTTGAGGTCGAGCGTACAAAGACTAGTGTCGATGACGTGTACGGTTCTTTGAACAGTACGTTGTTGCGTCGTGTCGGTGGCCACCTTCGGGTTGTGCCGACACTTCGCTTCGGTCGTCTTCGTCAGTCAGAGTACGTGACGTCTCTCGGTCGTGAGTTCGCACAGTTTCTTGCGGGCGTTTCCAGCAATACGCGCTTTCGAGCGGGTATGGTCTGGTTCCGGAGGAAGATTGGTTCTTTGAGGTCAACTAGATTGACTCTACATGAACTAGGCTTCCGGGGGACGCTAGCGTTGAGACTGGGCAAGCTCTTTAAGCTCGCTCTTTGGTCGAACGAGGAGGTTGCCGTGCCACCAGCTCCTGTCGGTCACAACGTATTGTTATCATCAGATGACTTTACGTGGGTGCCTGAAGCTGAGACGACGGAAGAATTGCGACAGCTTTCCGCTTTCGAATGTGCTTCTTGGAAGTACAGTCTTAAGTGGATTGAAAGTAAGGATCGTGACGTACTTCGGTACTTCTTGACCCTTTCTTCTATCCGTCGCGATGAACCCGTTTGTGGCCGCGTTCAAGCCGTGTCTTTTGCCGCTTCGCAGTGGCGGGGGAGATGGTTGACAAATGAGAAAAAACGGTGGGACGCGTGCGTCAGGCACGCGTTTTTAAGCGAAAGGAAGGTGGGTGTGCGGTCGGTCGCTGTGCCCGTGCGTGTTTTGGGTTTCCATGACACGCTTGCGGCATCTTACGACACTCCCCCGCCGTACGAGTCGGCTAGTCTGAGTGCTAGGCGCGATTCTGCCGTCGGGCCCGCTATAGACGATAAGAAATAGTGGGTGCTAGACCCGAGGCATGACAGTGGTTGCACAGCCAAGAGGCTTGTGAGGAAAGCCTGGGCCCCCTACCTTCTGTGGTAGGATAAGCCGCGTACTCCCGCACTAAGCGATTTGCTATGACAATGGCAATGAAAAGACCTTGCGTTTCAGGTCATCGTTGGGGGGCGTGGGCCCAGACGTTAGTACTCCACGGTTGTAGGG